TAAACTTGGATTACACCAAGGTAAATATGAGGCACTAAGACAGAAGTCACCTGTTAAAGTTTATAGAGATAATAACAAAGATGGTAAATATGATATGATTGAAGAGAATGTACATGAAGGTATATTTGGAATCAATATTCATAAAGCTGGAAAGTTTGTAAATGGGTCAACTCAGATTGATAAATGGTCTGCAGGTTGCCAAGTATTCTCTAAGGAATCGGATTTCAACGAATTTATGGAAATTTGTAGAAAGGCTAGAGATATATGGGGAAACTCTTTCACATATACGTTGATAGAATCCAACGATATTTCGTAAAAAAAATAAAAAGTTATGACAATCACCTTATCAGGGCAAATTTCGGCAGGAAATATAGGTAGTGAATTTGGAAGAGCATATTCATCATATATGTCCATGTGGAATGCTAGGAATGGTAGATATGGTTCTATTAACACATATGCATCTGAACGAAATCCTCTAAATGGAATTTCCAAAACTAATAGTGGATACGCATTCTCAGATTGGTATGGGTACGACCATAGAGCTCGAATTGGTCAACTTCGTTTAAATCAAAGAGAAGCTAGAGCTGATGCTGATACTAGAGCTTGGAGATTTAGATATGATGGACAAGATTTAGGACAAAGTTGGCAATGGGGTAGTACTAGATTAAATCCTTGGTTTTATATGCCAGTGGGTCAAAGAACCACTATTTTATTTGATAATGGTATTTCCTGGGGTTCGTCTTGGACAACTGCGTATAGAGCAATATATTCAAATCAAAGAGGATACTTATTAAACGTATCTGAACCTGCAAGAACATTTAGATATTATCAAAGTGTTTATATACAATCCAATGAAATAGTAACAGTTACAAATGTTAGTTAAAAAAAATTATTATGGCAAATCATTATTTTAAAGACAGAGATTCATATTTTAAATTAGTAGATGAAACAAATGAGGTAATTTGTGTAACTACAAACTTTACAAATAAATGTGCTGCAATAAGTATAGATAATACTGGTGGATATGAAGGTATGAGAGATATGTATATGGAACCTGCTCCCGGTATTGAACTTATATCTGAAGAAGTTTTTGAGGCAAGAAGAGATGAAGTAAGACAATATATAATTGAAAATCTATAAAAATGGGTATTTGGTTTGTAAAATCTTTTGATAACTATTTTAAGTTTATGGATGATGATTCATCTATGATTGTACTAACATCAGCTAGTTTATATGGAACTGGTAGTGATATGGTTATTACTTTTAATCATTTATCAGAAAGTTTACCTAAATACGAAGGTATCAGAGATTCTTTTCTATCATCATCTTATTTTACATCATCATATACAGGTTCATTAGAACCAGTACCACAAATTATTAGTGAATCCCTTTGGGAAGAAAAGAAAACAGAATTAAAAAGTTACATAATAAATAGTTTATAAATGAAAATAGTTATAGCGGGTGGAGGAACTGCTGGTTGGTTATCAGCATTATTCCTAGCCAAACAAAATTTACACAGAGATATTCCAGCTTACGATGTTACTCTTATAGAGAGTGATGATATTCCAATTATAGGAGCTGGTGAAGGTTCAACTGGAGTACTACAAAAAGTACTTCTATCTACTTTAAGAGAATTGGAAGGATTTGGAGAACAAGAGTTTTTTGAAAATTGCAATACAACATTTAAATTAGGAATCGATTGTATTGATTGGAATGGGGTAGGTGATAGATTCTTTGCATCCTTATCAGGAACACAAACTTCAGAATGGCCATTGGATAGAGATTTTACGATTTGTTCAAAATACGGAAACTCTGCAGAATCTAGTCCTAACAAATATCTTTGGGAAAAAAATCTAACACCATTTTTAAAAACTCAAAATAGCGATAGCTACGAAACTGGATATGCATATCACTTTGATGCACATAAAGTGGGTGAGTGGTTTAAGAAGATTGCATTAGAAAATGGAATCAAATTACAAAAAGGTACAATAACTGATACTAAGTTAAATTCAAAAAATGGTGAATTGGATAAAGTAATTCTTTCAGATGGAACTGAAATAGAATCTGATTTTTGGATTGATTGTACTGGATTCAATAGAGTACTGAGTAAATCAGTTGGTTCAGAATGGGTTTCATATTCAGAATATCTACCAATCAACTCAGCATTAGTTTATTCACACCAATATGAAGAAGGTGAAGAAATATCACCTGCAACAACTGCATGGGCAATGCCAAATGGTTGGATGTGGCAAATTCCAACTCAAGAAAGATTAGGATGTGGATATTGTTATTCTGATAAGTTTGTATCTGAGGAACAAGCTCTGAAAGAACTACAAGAAGTTACTGGTAGAAAGATAACACCTCTTAGAACTATTAAGTTCGATAGTGGTAGGTTAAAAGAAGTTTGGAAAAAGAATGTACTTTCAATAGGATTATCATCTTCCTTCTTAGAACCATTAGAAGCAACATCGATACATTCATCTATAATTCAGTTAGTACAATTAACACAACATCACTTATCACCTTACAAAGAGGATATGATGAGAGAATCAAACATCAAAGCAAATAATGAACACTTTAATATGATGTTAGATGAATTTAGAGGTTTGATTCAAATGCACTATATTACAAAAAGAAATGATACTCCATTTTGGAAATATGTACATAATGATTTAAAGAGAGACCCATTAGTTGAAAGAATTTTAGAAATATGTAAATATAGAGTTCCAAACGCAAATGATTTTCCGTATTATAATGGTTCAGCTGGTTGGGGTGTATTCAATTGGATATTGGCTGGTAATGATTTAATCAGTAAAGATGTATTAGATAAATCCCTAAATACTCATAATTTTGAAAAATCATCTGAACAAGTTTATAAACATATGGTAAAACAATACATATTTGATTCTAAACAACACTTCCCACATACTGAATTTATCAATTGGGCAAAAGATTTTTCAAAAAACTCAAAATAAATTTGGATAATTCAAATTAATTTCTTATATTTGTATTAACAAATGAGGAAAAAAACTTTTTTAAATAAAATTCAAAAAACATTTGGAATTGTTAAAAACTTTTCGTATATTTGTATAGATAAATGGAGATAGACCCTCTTAAAATCGGGTTTTTCGATATTTATATATGGTGTAGGATAGACACCTAAATAAAACCAATAAATAAATAAAACTTTAAAATTTAAAAATTATGGCACTTGATTTAAATGCAATCAGAGGTAGACTGAACAAACTACAAAACACTTCAAATCGTAAAGATAATTTGTGGAAACCAACACCTGGTAAACACCAAGTAAGAATTGTTCCTTACAAATTTTCTCCTGAAAATCCTTTCATTGAGTTATTCTTTCACTACAACATCAACAACAAAACGTATTTGTCTCCTTCTTCTTTTGGAAGACCAGACCCTATCGTTGAGTTTGCTGACAAGTTGAAGAGAATGGGTGATAAAGAAGATTGGAAAGCAGCTAAGAAGATGGAACCGAAATTAAGAACTTTTGTACCTGTAATCGTAAAAGGTGAGGAATCAGAAGGTGTAAGATTTTGGGGATTCGGAAAAACTGTTTACCAAGAATTGTTAGGATACATCGCAGACCCTGATTATGGTGATATTACAGATGTTGACAATGGTAGAGATATTACTATTGAGTATACATCTGCAGATGATGCAGGAACTTCATATCCTGTAACTACTGTTCGTGTAAAACCAAATCAGACTCCATTGTCTGCAGATGAAACTGCTAAACAAAACTTTGTAGAAAGTCAAACTAATATTACTGACATATATTCTGAATTAACTTATGATGAATTAAAATCAGTATTAGAAGGATGGTTAAATCCTACATCAGATGAAGGTGAAGGTAGTGTGAGTCAACAAACTCTATCAACCCCATCTACACCTAAAACTGAAACTGCTACTGCAACAGTACCAACATCTCAACCAACGGTTGAAGATAAGAAAAAATTGGATGATGTTGCATCTGCATTTGATGACTTGTTTAACGGATAATATATAATAAATGGCAAAAAAAGAAATTGATTTAGCATCAGTCCTAGCGTCTGAACTAAATAAAACAAACAAAGACCAGAAGGTTGCCTTCTTTTTAGGAGAAGATGATGCACCCACAAATGTGGATGGCTGGATATCAACCGGATGTGCAATGTTAGATGTTGCAATTTCGAATCGCCCATATGGTGGACTTCCTGTTGGAAGAATTACCGAAGTTACTGGTTTAGAACAAAGTGGAAAATCATTAGTATCTGCTCACCTCCTTGCTGAAACACAAAAGCAAGGTGGTGTCGCAGTTCTTATTGATACTGAAACTGCAGTAAGTAGAGAATTCTTAGAAGCAATTGGTGTAGATGTGGGAAAACTACTTTATGTATCTGCCGATTCGGTTGAACAAATTTTCGAATTTACTGAAACAATCATTGAAAAGGTTCGAGAAACCTCAAATGATAAATTAGTAACAATAGTAGTAGATTCAGTAGCAGCTGCATCAACAACAAACGAGTTGGCATCTGACTATAAGAAAGATGGATATGCAACTGACAAAGCTATTATTATCTCAAAAGCGATGAGAAAGATTACCAATATGATTGGTAGACAAAAAGTAACCTTAGTATTCACTAATCAATTAAGACAGAAGATGAATGCTATGTTTGGTGACCCTTGGACTACGAGTGGTGGTAAGGCCCTTGCGTTTCACGCATCGGTTAGACTCCGTTTGAAAAATATGGGACAAATCAAACAAAAGGTAAATGGTAAAGATAAGACCATTGGTATGAAAGTAAGATGTCAGGTTATTAAAAACCGAATGGGCCCACCATTAAGAGCAGCAGATTTTGAAATATTTTTTGACAGAGGAATCGATAATTATGGTTCTTGGTTAAGTGTAATGAAAGAATATAAGTTGTTAAAACAGGCAGGTGCATGGTATACTTATGTTGATACGGATACTGGCGAAGAAATTAAATTCCAATCTAAGGACTTTATAGATTTAATGGAAGATAGAGATGAAATAAAAGACCAAATTTATAAAAAGATTTGTGATGAAACTATCTTACAATATAAATCAGATTCAAAAGACATCGAGGCACACAAACTAGATACTGCAGGTGCAGAGATAGTTGATTAAATTAAATAAAAAGTTATGAGCAAATTAAAAGAAATGTTAAAAACATCTGCTTCGGCAGATAAGGCGAAAGCCCTTCTTACATTGGAGTTGTTAGAGAAGCATCCCGCAGGAATCGGAGACCATTCAACCAAAGATTTCTATGAGAACGCAGAATCAGCACTTCAAATGTTAGTTGATGCAGATGATAGATTAGAATCAATCGAAAAGTATTTTGGTGAATCTAATGATATTAACTACACAACTACAACTACATAATGAAAGGACTCTACAAAGATATCCTCAGCGAAGTAAGTGAGGAACATAAGACTAATCATCTTCGTGAAAGGAATAGTAGGGTTATGATTATTGATGGATTAAACACCTTTATCCGTAGCTGGACAACCAACCCCACAATGAATGAGGATGGTGACCATACGGGTGGGGTGATTGGTTCACTTAAATCAATTGGATATCAAATAAGAGAATTCAATCCAACCCGATGTATCGTTACCTTTGATGGTAAAAATGGTTCACAATCACGAAAGAAAATCCACGAAGGATATAAAGCTGGTAGAGAAAAGAACCGATTCCGAGTAAACCGTCAATATCAAGGTATGATGGATGAGGAGCAGGAACGACTTTCTATGAAACAACAATTCGTTTGGTTAAATGATATGTTAGATTCACTTCCAGTACAAACAATGATTTATGATGGTATTGAGGCAGATGATACAATCGCTTATCTAACTAAACATACTCAACATGATTTAGATGGTGAGGTTGTAATTGTTTCAACTGATAAGGATTTTCTTCAATTAGTTTCTGATAAAGTTAGTGTTTTTTCACCAACTAAAAAGAAAATGTATAATAGACAGGTTGTTTTTGATGAATTTGGAATATGGCCTGAAAATCTTCTTTTGTATAGAACATTAGATGGTGATAAATCAGATAATATACCAGGCATCAGAGGATGTGGTATTAAAACCCTTTTAAAGAGGTTTCCTGAACTATCGGAAGATAGAACTATAACACATGAGGAATTCTTTAAAATGTGTGAGGAGAAGCAAGGTAAAATCAAAATGTATGATGATATCTTAAAAGCAAAAGACCAACTCCTTATGAATAAGAGGTTAATGGAATTAGATAATCCACATATTCCAGCAAATCAAAAGTTACAAATATTAGATAGATTCAATGTAGATGATACTGAATTTA